CTCCTCAGTTTTTGGGTTAACGGTGTCCTTGTGCTGTTTACCATCGACACACTTCATGAAATTGTCTAAGGTAGCCTCGTCATCCGACCTGTAGAAGCCGAACAACTGAGACGTGGTTGGTACAGGATAGAATGTTTCAATCCCATACTGTACCGCACACTTCTGCACTTGGATGCGAAGGTATTCCGCTGTACGTCTGAACCCTCTGTTAAAGAGTGCCTCTTCGAGGCGCAAGAGCCCAGGTAAGTCGGAAAGTCGCAGATTTTTGCGTGCGATTTTGAACCGCACTGGCGTAACTGCACGGCCTTCATAGGCGTGTAAACCACAGGATTCGCGGAAGTGCGAACGGGAAAACGATTTTTCTTCGTTGAATTTCATCCCGTACAACGGTAAATAGTCGTAAATCGCTTGCACGCAGTCAGTGTGAACGATGATATCGTCACCGTATACGTACACATCCGTGATTTTGTCCCGTGGGACGGTAGAGAACTCGAGTATGGCCCGTATTAATGCGAAATGCGTTAGAGCCATAATCGGGAAGCAAATGGCACTCCCCATCGGAGCAATCTTGTTGATAGGTAATTCATCAACAAAATTCATACCCCTAATTTCGGGAAGCTCAATGGTTTCGGTGGAACACGCCAGGACCATGTCCAACAGCGGTTTATTCCCACCAAAGAGGTATGACACTAAACGGCGGCTTATCCGGTCACTAGCAGACGACATATCTAAAGTCGCCCACCCACCAGTCTGCGAACCCTCTAATGCCAAGGCCCCATTGATTTGCTGAGAAGTAAAGTTTACCAATCCTTTTGTTAACGGATGGGACTCTATCCTCTCGACAAGGGCTTTGCGTAACCCCTGCTGCAACCACTGTACTTCGTTCTCTTCGATGCAGATCCCTCTCGCTTTTCTGTTCGTTTTTGGAACAAACTTGAAGCGCGAGGTTGGTGCATCTTTTATTTCTAACGGCTTTGAAGCCGGTTTGCCATGCTGCCTAGCGACATAGTGTGTCGATACCCTTGCCCGTGAAACGGGAAAGTGCCTTGGTGGCGAGAAAGGAGGTTCATACCACTCTCTCATATCAACAACATCGCTAATTTGGATGTAATCCGAATGGGCAACAAATCGTTCGGATTTCTTGAGAGGGGTGTTGGTCGCACCTGGCCCTGGCCGAGGGAGGAATCTCTCTGCCTGAAGCGGGTCAAATGGATTTAACCCAGACAAAACCGTTGTGATGATTTCACGGCCTCGTCTTGTAATTGCTCTCAGAGGTTCGCTGAGATAATCATAATACTTCAGCTCACTATCAACCTCTATGAACTCTTTAAGCTGTTTGTAGAGTACATCCTGTTTGTAGGGGCCGAGAACTTTCTTAAACGCATAGGAGATCTGATACAGACTCTCCATTGCTCTCTGCCCAATCTCAGTGTGAGGGTGACCAAGCACGCATTTCACCAGTCCGGACAAAACCACCGGGTAGGTGATCCCATTACGAGTTCGTGTTTTGAACCCTGGGAAGGATGCTTCTCCACCTTCGAGGATGTTAACTACTCCGTCGAAAATGGCGGGAAGAGTCGACGTTGCAAACGTCGATCCCTCGCGGTCCAATCTGCGAGACAATGTTTCTTTATCACGCAGAAAGTCAGCTTTCCTGTACACTGAGGGGAGTTGGTTATGTACGTCGTCAAGGAGCTTCCCCGCAAGATCCCGAATTACCGGTACCTCAGGAGGTGTTACTTCCTTCTGGTCTGCCGACCTGACTCCGCCACGGGAACGTCCCGTGTTTCCATTGGCTCTTCCGGACTGGTGGGTTTTATGAACCATCGAGTCCTCCAGCCAAGGGCCGAAGCAATAGCAAAGATGATATCAAGTGCTATCCTAACCAACGGCAAAACATTTTGGGACGCTTGTTCCATGATGTACCTCCAAGCGAATGTTAAATCTTCTTCGCACGGAGGCCGGCGAGAACGCCGGTCTCGGATAAAGCATCCAGAAAAAGGGTGAACTCCGGGGTAATTTCAG